CCTTCGAAAACCCCGGAACGAAAACGCGCATGAGGGGGGTATTTTCGGACACAAAACCGGTGAAAAATGACCGGAAAAACAGGTGGGAAATATGAGGCTTTATACTGAGGAAGAAAAACAAAAACAAATCAAGAAAGAGATAACGAAACTTCGTCGGCTTTTCAAGAACTTGCCGAAAGATAAACAGAAGGCTGCCGAAGGATTGCTCCAAGAGGCCGCATACATGAAGGTCACCCTGGAAGAGGCACGGCACATCATAGACCAGCAGGGCATCATCGAGGTCTTTGAGCAGGGCTCCCAACGCTTTTTACGGGAGCATCCGGCCACCAAGGTCTACAACACGATGATTAACCGTTATGCTGCGGTGTGCAAGCAGCTCTTCGACATGGTACCGGACCCCGACGTGGGTAAGCAGGCCGAAGATGAACTCATGGCCTTCGTCAAGCGGGGAAGGCGATAGGTGTGGCTGAAAACTACATCAGGCTCTACTGGGAGAGGATTCAGGCCGGCGAGATCGTAGCCTGCAAACGTCTGAAGCAGCAGTATGCAAAACTCATCGACGAACTGGACCGCCCTCGTGATCCCTGGGTGTTCGACATCGAGCGGGCCATCCGGCCCATCGAGTTTATCGAGCGGTTCTGCCGGCAGTCAAAGGGCCGGTGGATTGGCCAACCGCTCAAGCTGGAGTTGTGGCAGAAGGCATTGCTCCAAGCGGTCTTCGGGTTCGTCCACAAGGAGACGGGCCTGCGGCGGTGCCGGGAGTTTGTCCTGCTGGTCGGTCGGAAGAACGGCAAGGCACTGGCGTTAGATACACCCATACCTACGCCTAATGGGTGGAAATATATGAAAGATATTCAGCCGGGGGATTATGTTTTTGGTAGCGATGGCAAACCAACAAAAGTAATATATACTTCTCCTGTTTTTATTGGCCATAAATGTTATGAAGTTGAATTTGAGGATGGCGAAAAAATAATAGCTGACGCAGAGCATATATGGACAGTAATAACTAAGGAGAGCAGAAAGACACTAAAATATATACCCAAAAGCAATCGAAAGCTGGTTAGACAAGATTATCGTAATGGTAATGGCTATTTTAATATTACGACCGAAGAAATGGTAAAAGATTTTGCCCGTAAACGGAGAGATGGTAAAGGCATTGAATATAAATATCGAGTACCAATGAACCAGGCTATAGAATACCCGGAGGCCGACTTGCCGATTCATCCATATGTTTTAGGTGTATGGCTTGGAGATGGATACAGTGAGGACAACCGTATTACGTGTAGTGCAGAGGATGTTGAGGAACTGTATAATAATCTTAGAGGTTGCGGCATTGATGTTGCCGTAAAAAAATACTCATCAACATCAGCATTTACGATTCTACTAGGACATAAAATAGGGACACACAATAATGTATTAGATAAGTTAAGAGAGCTGAACGTTTTAAATAATAAACATATACCGAAGATATATTTACATGCATCTATCGGGCAACGAATGGAACTATTACGGGGGCTAATGGATACCGATGGCTATGTTAGCAAGGCGGGGCAATGTGAGTTTGTACAAAAAGATAAAACTTTAATAAACGACTTCAGCGAGCTATTATCGAGTTTAGGTATCAAACACACTATACGGGAGAAAATTGCAAGATGTAATGGAAAAGATGCTGGGGTAGTTTATTCGGTTTTGTTCTTCTGTGACCAGACAAATCCCTGTTTTAAACTAAAGAGGAAGCTGCAACGTTTAAAGCCCAAATTGCACGACAGAATGAATAACAAGTCAATTGTTAGTATTAAGGAAGTCGAAAGCGTCCCAACAAAATGTATTTGTGTGGAAGCTGAAAACGGCCTCTATTTAGCTGGAAAACGGATGACTGTTACACATAATAGTACCCTTTTATCAGGAATAGCGCTGTACATGCTCATTGGTGACGGTGAAGGTGGAGCGGAGATTTATTGTGTGGCTTCCAAGCGCGACCAGGCGCGCATCGTTTTTTCCGAAGCCGTCAACATGGTCAGCCAGTCGCCGGCGCTGCGAAAGCACCTGAAGAAGCGCAAAACCGACTTGTACTTCCCGGTTGCCTTCGGGAAGTTCGAGCCACTGGCATCCGAAAGTAATAGCCTTGACGGTCTTAACTCACATTGTGTGATTATCGACGAACTGCACGCCATTAAGAATCGTAATCTCTACGATGTCATGCGGCAGTCGATGGCGGCCCGGACGGAGCCTCTCTTGGCAATGATCACGACGGCAGGCTTTGTGCGGGAGTGCATCTACGACGACATCTACGATTACGCTTGCCGGGTGCTGGATAGTGTGGTCGAGGATGAGCGGTTCCTGGCGTTCCTGTATGAGCTGGACGACAGGAGCGAGTGGGTCGATTTTAGGGCCTGGGAGAAGGCCAACCCAGGTCTGGGCACCATTAAGAGCTATGAGGAATTGGCGGCTAACGTCGAGCGGGCGAAGAACGACCCCAATTTCTTGCCGACGGTGCTCACAAAGGATTTCAACGTCCGTGAGACGACGTCGGGCGCATGGTTGACGTTCGAGGAGGCTAATAACGAGGCCACGTTTTCGATGGATGAGATTCGGGATACCTACGCCATCGGCGGCGTGGACCTGTCAGCCACCACGGACCTGACGGCCGCGGCTATCTTGGTCATGCGTCCTGACGGTCAGCTCTATGCGCTCGTTCAGGGCTTTATGCCCGGCGACACCATCGAGCAGCGGGCTAAGGAGGACAAGGTTCCCTACGACCGCTGGGTCGAGCGGGGCCTGATTACGCCGTGTCCTGGCAACCGGATTGATTACCGGTACGTCACGGAATGGTTCGCTCGACTTCGCGACGAATATGGCATTTCGACCTATTGGGTCGGTTACGACAGCTGGAACTCGCCCGCCTGGGTTGAGGACATGGAGACCCGACTGGGCTACCAGAACAAGGTGAACCTTCTACCCGTCATCATGGGTGCCAAGACGCTGTCGGCGCCTATGAAGGTGCTCCGGGCTGACTTGGCAGCCAAGCGGATCAATTACAACCGTAACCCACTGCTGCTGTGGGCGCTTACGAACCTGGCCGTCGAGGTGGACAAGAACGAGAACATCCGGCCCGTGAAGGGCCAGAACAAGCGCCAGCGCATCGACCCTGCGGTGGCGCTTAGCATTGCCTACACGGTGCTCCAGTGGAAGCTAGAGGACTACAAGGCACTCATCTAAGGAGGTGACCCGGTGGAACAGCGCAACTGGTTGCAGCGGCTGTTTGGGCGCTTCTTTGGCCGCCGCCCCGGGCTTACTCAGGTGAAAGTCATGGCCGGCTACACGCCCATTTTCACGACTTGGGGGGAGCGGCCGTATGAGGCCGACGTTGTCCGGGCTGCGGTGGACGCCATCGCCCGCAACGCAGCCAAGCTGAAGGCCAAACACATCCGCCGGGTCAACGGCGAGGTCATCCACGTCAAGAACAGCGACATCGAGCGGGTGCTGTCGCTCCGCCCTAACCCGCGGATGTCGGCCTACGACCTGCTGTACAAGCTGGTCACGACGTTGATGATGGACAACAACGCCTGGGCCTACCCTGTCTGGGAGGCTGGGCGTCTGGTGGCCGTGTACCCGGTCAACTGTGTGTCAGCGGAGCTGTTGGAGGACAGCGCCGGGACGCTCTATGTGAAGTTCTATTTCATGGAGGGCGGCACGGTCGTGCTGCCATACAACGACGTGATCCACTTGCGCCGGCACTTTTACAACAATGACTTGCTAGGCAGCCCGAACCAGCCTATCAACGCCACGCTGTCTGCAATTCACACCACAAATGAGGGGCTGGCGCAGGCGGTAAAGACGAGTGCCGCGCTCCGGGGTATTCTCAAATTCCAAGGTATGCTCAAGGAGTCGGACATCGAGGCCCAGCGCGAGCGGTTCGTTAAGGAGTACCTGACGGTGTCCAATGCCGGCGGGATTGCGGCCTTGGATGCGAAGGCCGAATACATCCCGCTGAACACCGAGCCCAAAATGATTAACGCGGCCCAAATGAAGGAGCTACGGGACGCCGTGCTCAGGTACTTCGGCGTCAACGAGGCAATTGTCATGGGCAACTACACCGAGGACCAGTGGAATGCATTTTATGAGTCGACCATCGAGCCGTTGGCCGTCCAGATGAGCCTGGAATTCACTTCCAAGCTTTTTTCTAGTCGGGAGATCGGCCACGGCAACGAGATCGTGTTCGAGGCCAACAGGCTGCAGTATGCCAGCGTGAGAACGAAGCTGGAGCTCGTCCAGCTTGTTGACCGCGGCATCATGACTCCGAACCAGTTGGCGGAGGTCTTCAATCTGCCGCCAGTTCCTGGCGGGGACGTTCCGATTCGCAGGCTGGACACACGGCCGGTGGACGAGACTGACGACTTGGATGACCTGGAAGCGGTCGAAGGGGGTGAGACCGATGCCGATTCTTAAGCCGAATGGCGGCGAAACCAAAGAAGAGTTTATCAACCGCTGCATGGCCGACGATACCATGCAGGAGGAGTTCCCAGACGAGTCGCAGAGGTACGCCGTCTGCCTCGCCCAGTGGGATGAGCGGGCGGCGGCGCGGCCCCAGCGGGAAATCCGCATGGCCGAGCTGCGGGCCGTCGAGCCGGCGGGCGATGCTAACGAGATGATCGTCGAAGGTCGGGCCATCGTCTATGAGAGCCCTACCGTTTTGTTTGAAATCGACGGCGTCCGGTACTACGAGGTGATCACTTGCGGAGCGCTGGATGGTGCCGACCTCAAGGACGTGCCGTTCAAGTACAACCACAGCGACAACGTCATGGTCATGGCCCGGACCCGCAACAAGACTCTGGAGCTTATTCCTGATGATGAGGGATTGCTTGTGCGGGCCAGGCTGGCGCCAACGACGGCCGGCCGGGACCTGTACCAGCTCATCAAGCGAGGCGACATCGACAAGATGTCCTTCGCTTTCACGGTCGCGGATGACTCCTACGACCGTGACACCCGGACCCGGCGCATTCTTCGATTCAAGCGCATCTGGGACGTCTCGGCGGTGGATACCCCGGCGTACCAGGATACCTACATCAGCGCGCGGAGCTACTTTATGGCGCAGGCGGAGGCCGAGCGCCGAGTCGCGGAGGCGATTGCGAAGCGGCGCCGCAAGCTGATCATTCAGACCTACCTGTAAGGAGTGTGAGAACATGAACCTACGGAAGCGACTGCAGGA